TTTAAATGTGCAGTTAATAACTCCAGAAACACATGATATAAAAACAAAAAGTGGGGAATATACAGATTATCGTTATTGTGAGTACGTAAAATGGTTAAAAGAAAAATTAAAATAATGGGAAACTATATGACTTTTAACAGGCATAAACGTAAAGGAAATCACAGTCCAAATTTTAGAATGAAAAAGGGCAATAGAAAATGCACAAATTGCGGTTGTGATATCGTAGCGGCTATTGGAAAATCGGTTTGTTACTGTTCTGAATGCGCTTCCCGTATAAACGAACAGGCAAGAAAAGACAGGGCTGTTAGAAATAGTTTAAAATATAAGGCTTATTGTAAATGTTGCAAGCAACGGATATATAAGGCAACTGAAATAAAAGAGCGTAAAGTTGATTACTGTTCATTTTGCGCTTCTGAAATAAGGGCGTATACACAAGACATTTACAAAAAGAGAATGACATTAGAACAGGCATATAGAGCAATAAATGAAACAAGAAAAATGCTGGAAAACTTAGATAAATGGGGGATAATGTGAAAAAAACAATTATTGATAAACTGTTTTGTGTTAAAGTAATAGTATTATATGGCAGGCCGTGGGCGGAACTGGTAAAAGTTGCTAAACAGGAAAAGATTTATAAACACATAGAAAACGAAAAAGAAAACGCAGGGTTATCGGTAAAGATTGCAGATAGTAAATTTATTGTATGGACTGAAACAAAGGATTTTAACACTTTATCCCATGAATTGTTACACGTGGTAAATGATGTTTTATTATCCCATAATATTAACCTTAGCCGTGAAACGGAAGAGATTTACTGTTACTATATGGATTTCTGGGTAAGGGAAGTTACTACTTAAAATAGTAGTTTATAATAATTATGTCTTATGATAATATGGTTATGGTTAACAAGAAAGTAAATTAAAATTTAAGGGGGAAACATGGCAAATCAAGGTAAAAAAGAAGTAAATGGAAGTAAACTTAATCTGAACGAAACGAACAAAAAACCAATCAATCTTAAAAGATTGCTTTATGCCATTATAGGCATTATTTGCGTTTTATTTGTTGCCATTCAATATATAATAATAACTTTAGTGTATATTATTTTCTGTCCGGCTAAAGCTATACTTGACATTATTATAGGCGGTAAATATGAATAAGCATGGTAAACGGAAAGCCTTAGATATAACGCCTAAGATGTTAAGGAATAGGCGTATTAAAGGCACAAAAGAACCGACAGACATTTGCAAGGCAATAGCAACCTATGTATGCCGGTATAAAACTTGTTTTGATAAGGCTTGCCTTGAAAGGGCTAAAAGGTGATTGACCATGAACATATTGTCATATACTAAAGACAATCCTTTAAGTAAAGGTATAAGATTGTATAGTAGACTGTATAAGAGGTGTATATATGGGTAATAAAGGTTTTAAATGGTTCTTTGGTATTTTTTGTGTCCTGTTCTTATTTTTATTATGTTCTTATTTGTCTTTATTTGTATGCCTTTATATGCTTTTATATGTTTATTTGCCTTTATATGCTTTTATATGTTTACTTGCCTTTATATGCTTTTATATTTTTACTTGCTTTTATATTTTATATTGTCTAACTTGATTAATACGTTTTATTTAAAGCCTTTATCTAATTTGATTTACTTGGCTTATTTATTTTATGTTAAACTTGCTTATAAGGTTTATTTAAGGGCAAGGGTATATTACGAAAGTTTCGTAAAAATGACTTCGCATAATATGTGTTATGTAAACTTGCTTTATATTAAGCCTCTATATAAGATTCAAATGGTTATAAAAGTTTAATTAAATGCCTTATTTTACACGGCAGGGGGGGTATTTTATATGGATGTTAAAAAAAGGCATAGCATGAGTCCACAAATATTACGACCCAAAAATTGAAATTAAATTAAATTGGGGCAAAGTTTAAAGTTAAATTAAATAAGTATTATAAAATAAAAGGTAAAATGTAAATAAGTGGAATGAGTGCTAAAATGTAAATAGAACAAATTAAAATATAAAAGGCTTTAAAATATAAGAAAAAAGGAGAAAAGAATGATAGTAATAATACCAGTACATAACAACAAAGAGGTAACGGCGCAATGTTTCGGGGCTATTGTTAAATCATCTGATAATAAAGACGACGTAAAATTTATTGTTATTGACAATAAAAGTGATGCGGATACGGCCGAGTGGCTGATAGAGTGGTGCGGTTGCCATGGGCGCTGGCATTATCGGCGTAATTCGTGGAATAAATGGTTTACCGAGTGTAATTTTGAGGTAATAGCAGATAATGCCGGTGAGGACATATACTTGTTAAATAATGATACTGTGGTATTTGACGGCTGGCTGTCAGGCCGTGGTGCTTTGACAGGCTGGGGGGCAATTGGGGCAACACAAATACATCCTCAGGTAAAGGACATGGTAATATTTGGGGGGGGGGGTGCTGATTTTGCAGGGCATAAGGCTTACTGGAAATGGAAGGAGGTGCCCCTGCCTGAAATACATGAAGAGGACTGGTTGACGGGTGCTGCATTAATGATTAATCGTAAGGCATATGATGCCGTGGGTGGTTTTGACCTAAATTTAAAGCATTATTGTCAGGATAGCGATTTGTCTTTACGACTTAAACAAGCAGGGTATAAAATTGGCGTGTCTAAGGGTATGACATTGGTGCATTATGGGGGAGTTACTACTAATGCCGTGGTTAATACCGGCAATCAGCAGATAATCCAGCAGGGGCTGGCAGACCAAAACTATTTCGCACAGAAACATGGCGTTAAATGTGGTCAATTTGATTTTAGACGTGTTAAGGATTTGAAAGCCCATTATGATGTCTATTTTGATAACGATGTTATGCAGTTACGCAATAAAGAGGCTTCCCGGGTAGAACTTAATGATTTAATGGGTACTTTTGACTGGAAAGGTAAAAAGGTGCTTGAGTTAGGGTGTGCATTTGGCGAAATAGTTGCAGGATTACAGGGGCTGGGAATAGATGCGCATGGTGTAGAACTTTCCGAAACGGCAGTCAAGCGTGGGGGCGTGCCAAATGTTAAGGCCTGTGATGTATTAGACTTTGAGGACAGTTATGATGTTATTTTTTCTAAAGCTGTTTTGGAACATATACCGCAGGACAAAATTTTCAAACTGGTAAAGAAAATATATAAAAGTTTAAATTCCGGGGGGATAACACACCATAACATTGATACTAATAGGGGCGTTGACCCGACACATATAACCATATATCCGATTGAGTGGTGGAACTCTGTTTTTGGCATGAACGGTTTTAAAGTGGTAGAGAATAAAGACTTAGGTAATGGCATGTATTGGGCAACTTATGCGAAAATTGCATTGGTTGACGGTGATAAGGATTACTTTGATAAGTCTTATTTTGAAGACGGCACGAAAAACGGGTTAGTCAATAGTTTTGAAAGGTACTTTAAAGACGGTCAGGACGTGTTTAAAAGGATTAAGGGGCTTATACCTAAAATAAAACCTGAATGGGATATATTGGAACTGGGTTGCGCTTACGGGCATACGGTTAAGGCATTTAAAGATGCCGGATATAATGCACAGGGCGTGGACATATCAGAATACGCCATCAAGACCGGAAATGATAAGTTAAATCTTTCAAATAAAATATTAAATATAGAAACCGATGAAATAAAAGAACAATTTGACTTAATTTATTCATGTATTACGCTTGAACACATTCACGAAGAAAACGCTGATTTTGTTGTTAATGAATTAGCAAAGGCAACTAAACCAGGTGGCTATAATTATCACGCCATAGATCTAATTCAGGGGCAAGACACAACACATCATTGCATTAAACCCCGGCAATGGTGGATTGATTTATTTAAAAAACATTGTTTTGAAGAAATACCCTTAAATGAAGAACAAAAAAAATTAAATTGGTTTTTGTTTAAAAGAACTCAGTATCATATGAATATACCTTTTAAATGTAAAAAATGCGGAAGTGATAATGTTTCTTTTAAAAAAGGGAATGGAATCGGTAGCGGAAAGCCGGATAAATATATATGCGATGATTGCGGTGCACCTTATGATTATGCGGGAGATGACATATGTCCAAAATGTGGTGAAAAAATGAAATGGAATTGGGGGTATTATGTTTGTAGGCCGTGCGGTGTGTCTTTTTGGGATAAACAATCATGGGTTTAAAAAGACATAAAATGCGTAAAAGAGAGCAGATAAAAATAATTTATAAAAAAGGAGAATTAAAAATGGGAAAAAGAGAACAAATTTTAAAAAGACTTCCGTATCGCAATCAGAACTCGAAACATGTATTTGTATGTTTTTTGAAAAAATCAAAACTAACAGAAGAACTTGACTTTTTAATGCGCCGTCACCATGTTTATTTTGACTATCAACGGCTTGAATGTTCTGTCAGTACGGCAGAAAAACACAACAGAAGGTATGCGTGGCTAATGGAATATTTTACAAATGCGCACATGCCCGAACTAATAAAAGAAGGATATGATGAACGCCGTGGTGATAGTACGGGCGTAATTATAACTTCATCAAGAAAGCCAATGCTTGTTTATAGTATTGGTAATTTTAAATATAGAGGCGAATAATGAGAATAGCAATTACAAATTATCATACGGCTTATATTTATATGCTTGCAAAGACAGGACACGATATATTTGTATTCAACCCGGCAGGGCGTGGGGCGTGGGATGCAAGGCAGAGGCCCTTGCCGCCAAATGTTACACTTATGGACAACGTAAATACAACCGTCAACCTTTTAACTGTTCCGCCTGATTTCTTTGATGTTGTAATATTGCAAGATACGGTCGTTAAGGGTGCGGACGGAACGCCTGATATACTTGACCGACAGATTTGGGAACGGATAAACGCTAAAAAAATACTATTGTTTCATAATTCTTTTTATATCAATTTTAGGGGCGTACCAATAGAACAGGAAGCAACCATTAAAGGACAGTTGATAAAACGACTTGAGGGGATAGACAAAGTTTTTATATCAGAATTTAAAAAGAAGTCGTGGGGCATGGATGGGCGTGTTATATTGCCCGGTGTTGATATTGAGGAATTTGGGGGTTGGCGTGGAATAGAAAAAAGCGCTTTGTGTTGTTTGAACAACGCTAATTTTAGAGATTTTATGAACGGAACTTCCAAAATGAAACTTGCTTGCATTGATTACGGTCTTTATATGCTGGGCGAGGAAAACGGGCAGGGCAGACTTGCAAACGGATTCGAACACCTTAAACAGCATTATAGAGATTTCTTAGCCTATATGTGTCTTAACGATGAGCGGTTTGAGGACGGGTATAATCTTTCAGGACTTGAAGCAATGGCAACAGGAATGCCTATGATTACACTTGACCACAAAACAAGCCCTATTGTAAACGGGGTAAATGGGTTCAGGTCTAACGATTTACAGGAGATAAATAAATTTTTACACGGTTTAACACAGGAACAAGCCTATAAATTGGGAAGACAGGCACGGGAAACAGTAATAAAACAGTTCCCTGTATTTGATTTTATCCAAAATTGGAATGAGGCTTTGGGGATGAAATGAGCAGACGGCGGAAATTTTTAAGAGTAGATAGGCATCAAAGTAAGTGGCAGATAGGCAATACCCGGCTTTGGTGGAATAAAAAATATAAAGAGGTGGATAAAATGGTTGATGAAGAGGCAAATAAAATTGCTGGCGAGGTAATGGACGAAGCCAAAAAGGAAGTTGCCAAAAAGGAATACGGGCAACTTATACAGAAAGAGGCTTTTGAAAAGATAGATGAAGCCCGTGAGGGGTTTAAAAATGCTATGATTTGTGACGATAATGTAGATGCTATGAGACAACTGGCCCCCGTCCAGATTTCAATGATTAAAAAATCAGAAGAGATAATTGACCGCATGGTCAAGCATGAATTAGACAAAAAAGGGGGGTATCAAAACCCTAAGATTTTAAAATGGGCGGCAGAGCGGTATATAGACATAGCGACAGCCGGGTCAGAGTTAAGGAAAATTGTAGAAGGTAAACACGATATGCAGTATGGAAAAAAGAAAGTGACTGTAAAAGTTGAGGGAAGTAAAAAGGATATTGGAGACTTAATGCGTGGAAACTAAATTAATAGACGCAGTAAATAACGAAAAAGTATTTTATAATCTCACGGCTAAAGTGTTTTTGCTGGCTGGGTACATATTGCAAGATTACCAATGGGATATTATAAAATGCAATGCAAGGAGAACAATAATAAACAAGGCAAGGGGCATTGGTGCAACATTGGCAATTGCTTATAGGATTTTAATTCACGCTTTAACTAAGAAAAAAGAATATATAGTTATAAGCCACGACAAAGAAGGCGCTATGCACGTATTGTCCTATGTGGATGAATTTTATACGGCTTTATTTGACGTGTTAGAGGAATATAACATTGACCCCGGATGTAAAATGTTAGGTGAGGGGGCAAAAAATGAAAAAAGGTTTTCTAATGATGCCCTGATAAAGTCTTTTAGTTCTAAGCCAAAGGCCGTTAGGGGTTTTCACGGTGACGTATATTGGGATGAAGCCGCCTATCACGCAGACGATAAAAAGTTAAGGAAAGCAATTAATGGGTGCTTGCGGCCTAACCATAATTTTATGGTGTTCTCAACGCCGGGCGAACAGAGCGGAGAATTTTTTGAACTTTGGAACGCAAAGGGTAAAGAGGGCAAAGAGTGGTTAAGATTTGAGTTGCCTTTTGAGGTTTGTAATATACCCGAATATCAAGAAAGCGTTAAAAAGGAACGCAAAGAAGCAGAGGAAAGAGGATTGCTTGAAGAGTGGGCACAGGAGTATAAATGTAAATTTATAGATGGTTCGCAAAGGATGTTTAACTGGATTTTTATTAATAAATGTGTTGAAAAAGACGTTCCTTTTGTTCCAGTAGAATATTATGGTTCCGACTTTGGAAAAAAGGTTGACCATAGCGAAATGGTAGGAGTGGGGAAAGATACAACTGGCGTTATTCACGTTCCACAATTAATTGAATATCTTTTAGGCCAAAAGTATTCTATTCAGCTTGAAAGTATGATTTCTACAGTCAAGAATAATAATGATTTATTGAAATGGTATCTTGACGCAACAGGTGTTGGAGTGAAAATTTCCGAGGATGTGGAAAATAGCGATGTTTCGTATTTAGCGGAACCAATAGTATTTACAAATCAAATAAAAGAAAGCATGATAATGTTTCTTTATACGGCAATGCACACGGAAAAAATTAAACTTCCAAATGATAAAAAGTTATTGCAACAACTATATAGCATAAAGCGAGAGGTGACGGACGGGGGCGGTATACGATACAAACACGAAGACGGAAAACATGATGACCGAGTATGGGCTTTAGTTTTAGCTTTGCGTGGGTATGCTCGTAACGGCGAAAGCATGAACAATGCCAAAATAGAAACGTCAGGTAAAATGAAATACAATACAACGCTTGATAAACTGGCAGAGCTTAGGCAGGCGATAAAGGGGGCTTTATGAGTTTGGTATTAAACAATATTACAGGTTACACTAAAGACGGTATTGGAGTTTGGTTAGGTAATATTCCCGTTAGGCACGATGTTAATATCAAAACAATTGACAAAATCAATCCACTTGCAGACTATGTGTTTGATTTTGAAAAAATAGACTGGCAAACAAAACTCGATTTTATTGTTATGCAATCTTATGTTAGGAAGGCAAGCAATCCAATTAGGGTTATTGGGAAGGCTTTAAAAATAATAAAAGAAGGCGGTTATTTTATAATAGCAGACAATGCCGGACCTGATATGGAATGTAAAAATTATTTTAATTTTGCTGAAATGGAAGGTATGCTAAACCTTTTTGAGGATTTTGTTTTTATTGAAGGTCGAGGATTAACGGCAGATGGAAAAGAATATTATTATATATGCAAAAAGAAAAGGGAGGTTGAATATGTCGAAACACTGGAAGGCAAAAGTTGCGAGGAAGTCAAGGAAAACGCAGACGAAAAGGGAACGGAAAGCACGGACAGAAAAGAATGATAAATTTATAGCCTATTTACAGAACATATTTACGAAAGGGGCTTGATATGCTTGATAAATTTACAGGCAAGACGGCGGCAGAACTAAACAAATTAGCAGATGGTTATTTTATTAAGAATATATTTGAAATTGATAGCATAGGGGCTTTAGCGTGGCATGAACGGCACGCCGAAAAGGAAAAGCATAATTACTTTAAAGGGATATCCTTTAAAGATTTAAAGGTACTGGAATATAAACCCATAACGCCCGTATATGCGGATTATATTAAAAAGGCTGGGGGCGTTGTGTCGGTATTTGGCGGAACGGATTACGTTAAAAAGGATTTAGATAAAAACATACAGCAGGCATCAATTATTGATGGCAATTTTGACGTTATTGTTTGTTTAGGGGACATTGCAAATATTCAGGAACTAACAAAACATTTAAATAGATTTGGAACGCTGATAATAAACAAGATTAAGCCGGATAAGTTTATAGAAAGTAATTATACAAGGATTGAACAGTATCAGTACGTTAAAACAAATTTAAACGTAATGATGTTATATAATTATAGCAGAGGAACGACAGGCGATTTTATAGAACGGGCATTTAAAAAGTTTGCAAGGGTAATACGGCCAAATATTAAAAGTAATGGAGAAGGAATAAAAGAGATAGTTAAGGCTAACAAGATTGACTTACTTTTACAGGTTGACAGTGGGGGCTGGATAACAATACCTAAAAATGTTGGTTGTGAAACTGCGTGTTATTCAATAGACACTTTTAACAAAACAGAAAAGGCTTTAGAGGTGTTAAAAAATTATAACCATAAATTTTTTGCGCAAAAAAGGTTTGCGGTAAATAAAAATGAGTATTGGTTGCCTTTAGGCTTTGATGCTGATACTTATAAGCCCATGCAGACATTAATTGAACATGATATATCTTTTTGCGGTACGTTTATTGTCCGGGATAGTCAGGCAGAGAGAAATGCCTGTTTAAAAGTTTTAAATAATGAACAGATGAAAGGCGGTATCAATTTTTATTTAGGGCGTGATTACAATGAGAGCGCATGTTTGAAGTACAATCAATCAAGACTTGTTTTTAATATGGGTATTGCTAATGACATTAATATGAGATTTTTTGAACTAATGGGTTCGGGGGCCGTGGGCCTGTATAACAACGTGGACGGGCTTACAGACTTAGGATTTGAACCAAATATCCACTACTTACCCTTTACCGATAAAAATGATGTGCTTAAAACCGTTTATAAGGCATTAAATGACCCCGACACCGTGGAAAAGATACGGGAAACGGCGTTTGTTAAGGTAATGAACGGACATACTTATAAACACCGTGTTATTGATATGATAAAAACTTTAAAATTGTAGTTTACAATACTTACTTTGTTATGTTAATATAACAATAGGAAAATATAAAAGGAAAGGAGTTGATATACGGGGAAGTGGAAACCGAAAAGCGGTCAATTTGTAACAACAGGCGGAAACCAAGTATTTAAAAACGCAACTAATCTATATAGTGCATTTACAACTACTCCAAACTCTGTCTCTATGACAGATATTGACTGTATGTCAAACTTCCACGCGATCGCCGAGCCCATGTCTATTGTTAAGTCGTTATACGCAACAAGAGACTGGCATATATCAGGCGAAAGTAAAGAAATATCAAACTGGCTTACGGCCTGCCTAAAAAATATATGGGATAAATTTATTAATGACAGTATGACCGCTATGGAATATGGATTTTTTGCTGGAGTTAAAGATTTTTATTTAGGTGATGATGGCAAGTATTGGATTAAATCAATTAAACCACTTAAACCGCATTATTTAACTATTCTTGCTGATAGTGTCGGCGATTACGCTGGAGTAAAGCAAGATTTTAATGAGGGGCTTGAAAAAGAGGCTTATACTAAAACGTATGAAGCCAAAGACACAATTTTATATTCTTACAATTCTAAATTTAATGATTTTTACGGTAATTCAAGATTGCTTGCCGCACGTTATCCTTACGTCACTTACAAATACATAATCGAAATGACAAATATATTTTATGAAAATTATATCAGTCCTGCCAAAATAGGCCGAGCCCCTCAAGGTAAGGGAAAAACAAAAGACGGTGTAGAAAAGTTTAATATTGATATAATGTCGGAAAAGATACAAGAAATGGCTTTGGGCGGGGCTAAAGATATTACATTACCGTCAGAAACAGATGAAAAGGGCAACCCCCGTTGGGATATTAAACTTTTAGAGAGTTCGCGCACGGGGGCAGATTACATTGAATATTTAAAATTTTTAGAACAGAAAATGTCACATGGTGTTTTAGTGCCTGAACTTGCGTTTGCACAGACTGGAAGTGGTTCTTATAATTTGTTTGACGGTCAGGAAAGCTTTCTTGCCTATAAGTCAGATTTAGATATGGCACAGTTTGCGGATTGCGTAAAAGAACAGATAATTAATCAGTTGCTTGACCTTAACTTTGGAAGCGAACATATAGGCAAGTATACTCTTGAATTTACAAAAGCTTCACGCAAAGATAGGGAACTATCTAAAATGGTAGTGCAAGCATTAGCGCAAAACATGGGAATTGATTTTGATTACGAACAGTTAAGTCGTATGACTGGATTGAAAATAACTAAAAATATAATTGAAACAGCTAAAGGAATAGAAGATATTAAAAAAGGCAAGGCAACTAAAACAATAGAAACCGTTGAAAAAGAGGAAGAGAAAAAAACGGAACAGTTAGAACTACCACTTAATGAAATGATTAATTTTGGAGGCGAAGGCAGCGGAAATTTTGACCATGCTGGACGACCTGGCGAAGTGGGTGGTAGTAGTTCTTTTCCCGGAAGTTTTGTTTCTCATGAAGACGTGGTTTTAAAAAAGATAAATAAGCCTGATTTTAATGAAAAAGGCGAATATGTTGTATCAACATCAACAATAGAAATTGTTAACGGTAAAATACAGTATACAACAAGCAATTTGGGAACAGATTTGCAATTAAGAGAAAGGGCGGCGAAAGAATTAAATAAAATTGTCGAGGACGATATAAGAAAAGGCGAATTTTATAGAGCCACAAATAACCCTAAAGAAAAGCCAATAATATCAAAAAATTATGCAACAAACAAAAGTGAAGCAGGAATGAGTGTTTCAAAAAGCCCTCATTATGGGGTTCATGGATATAAATATATTTATAAGGTTTCTGGAAACATAATAGGAACCGGAAGCGATGGAGAACCGCTACTTGATATTTCTTCTGTTAAAAGAACATCAAAAAACATTCCAGCAAAAAAAGCAATGAGTGATTGGAGTCAAAAAGCCAATAAAATAATAAATTCTATTGGAAAAATAGAATTAGAACTTCCTTTATGTGGTTGTAGCAAGGTACACATGGAAAAAGAGAAACGTTCATTTACACCGGTTGAATTAAGGGTAAATTTCAGCAAGATAAATGACATTTATAATAATGCCCCTGCCATTGAACGGGTAATGGCCGATATGTGGAGACGCATTCAATCTCTTGTATTGTCTAAGGCGGAAAAGCCTTATACTGCTGGAGACGTTTCAAAAATGAAACTGTTTACCTTAGATAATAAGGCTAAATATGAAAATGAATACATAACGGAATTGACAGACACATATAAAAAGGCTTTTGATACTGTGGTTGATGAACTTAAACTTTCAAAAACTTACAGCACGTCTCAACTTGATTTAGCGGCTTTAAAGTTACAGCAACAGGCGCAAAAACAAATTTCAGACGTAGAATTTGGAATTAAAAGCCTGTTATTGGGTGGTATGTCAAAAGGTGTACCATTTAGCGATTTAACAACGCAGGTAAACGATTATTTTAACGATTATATAAATAACAAAATGACTTTTGGTGTACAGGCGTCTATACAAGAAATGGTAGATGATGGCAGGGCGGACGGGGCAGACGACCCGTTAGTCGAACTGGCTCAATATTCGGCGATACTTGATGAAGATGTATGTCCTTTATGTTTGTCGCTGGATATGATGGTTGTATCGGTTGATAGTCCTGAATATAAAATATATTCACCATCTAATATGCACCCAAATTGTCGCTGTGTATGGATTTATATTTTAAAAGATGAAAAGGATAAACCGCCGGTTGATTTTGTTAAGCCGTCAGACGAACTAATTAATAAATATATGAGGAGATGATATAATGCCATGGACAAAAAAAGAGGATGCTCCAGAAAATTTAAAAAGTTTAGATGGGGCAGAACTTACAATTGAACAGATAAATAAAATCGCCGAAGTTGCGGACGCACTGGGTTCTGGTGTAGAGAGCAAATGGGCAGTTGCTATTTCACAGTTTAAAAAAGGACATACTATTAAAAGTGGTGTTTGGGTTAAAAAGGTTGAAATGGAAAGCATAAGTTATGACGGCGGTAAATTTGAATTTGATAAAAGTTCTAAAAAGTACAGAAAAGAAGTAGCCAAAACCGGGAAATATATAGGTAGTGACGGCAAAGGCGGTAAAGTAGAGGCTAATTTGACTGAAAGTTTTTTTGATGAACTGGTAAAAAACTTCGACAGTACTGCTGATATTCCTGTACCATTAGGGCACGAGGGTATGAAAGACCCTTTAAAAAACACAGGTTTTATCCGTGGATTAGAACGTATCGGGCAGAGCCTTTATGCCATATTTGAAATAACGGATAGCGAAACGCAAAGAAAAATTGATGAAGGAACCATCAAGCATAACAGTATTGGTGTTGTTATCAGGCAGGGTGTCGGAAGAGTGTTAGAGCATATTTGCTTGACACTTAAACCCGCAATAACCGGCCTGAAATCGTTCACCCCTGCTGAAATGTTTGAAAAGTTTGATATATGTTTTTTGCAATTTGAACAGCCTGAAGAAGTGCAGGCTGAAAATACAAAGAAGGGTTGTGTAAGTATGGACGAAAAAGAAATACAGGCAATGAAAGCAGAACTTGAGGCGGCTAAAGAGGAAAAGAAAAAAATTGAACTTGAAAAGCAGGAAATGGAAAAGAAAAACGCTATTCTTTTAGAGGAACAGATTGACTTTGAGGTTAAATCGCTTGTAACGGCTAAGAAACTGAAACCGTCACAGGTTGATTTTGCTAAAAAGCTGATGAAATCAGGCAATCGGGAAGAGGTGAAAGCGCTGTTTGAACAGAATGACAGCGTAATTCCTGAGGAAGGAAAAACGGAAATGAAACGTTCAAAAGACGGAAAAGGCGTTAAAGTTTTTAGGGCTTCAGAGCTTGACAAAAAGTCTAAAAGGGAAATGTTTGAACTTTTGGACAAGTCAGAAAAAGAGGAAGTTGTTTTCGTTTCAGATAATGACTATGCAAAATTTGAACAGTCAATGGCTAAAGACGAAACTGGCAGGGTTGAGTTTGCGGACTTTGCGACAGCGCTTAACCAGTTAAACACAGGTTCTTTTTTCCTTCCTAAACTTTGGGAAAGTAAAATTATCCGCGAACTTGAGGACGGAAACTATGGGTTTGACGCAATAGCGGTTCCGGCCACGGCAGCGAATGGCTACTCGATAGCGTGGAACGTTGTAGGTTCTTTATCTACTAAAGGCACGGCAGCTACAGGCGTTGGTACTATGACCGGTTCTGCTAACGTGGTTATATCGCAGGTTGCAATAACCCCGGCAAGGTACGGCAATTCAATTCAGTGGACGGGCGAGGTTAATGACTGGTCAGTTTCCAATATCGCTAATTCGTTTGTTTATCCACTCCTGCTGGATGACTACAGGGAGAGTATGGATGCGGTTGCGCTTGGAGTACTGACAGCGGCTTCTGCTGTCCTGGACGCTAACACCATCGCCGGTGGTACATATGGCCGTGGTACGGCTAACCTACACGCGATCGGTACATTCAATGACGCCGGGGCTATGACCACTTCCAATGTTATCGCAGCTAGGGCGCTTTTGAGAGCAAATAGGGCTGTTAAATTTCCTGATAATTCTTATGTCTGTTTTGCAATGCCTGAGCAGCTTTACGGCATACAAACGGGTACGGCTTGGATAAACGCCGCCGATTATGCTGACAGCACAAGGCTTATATCAGGCGAAATCGGCAAGTACATGGGCGTAAGGTTTGTTGACAGCGATTCAATTGCAAAAACCGGCGGTACGTGGACAGCCGGAGCGGCCGGAACTGGTACGGCCTACAAGGCACTTATGGTAGGCGCACAGGCGCTGGGCAAGGGCTTTGATATACCGATATCAATTAAGTACTATGACGACGACCCGCTCAGGGCTGATAACGGCTACTTTAAGCGTATGCAGTGGAACGCAAGGGGCGGTTATGCAAGGCTGAAAGTAACAGAAATAGTACCGATAATCACGACTAAGCCTCAGATACTGATATAAATTAAGGGTCAGGGGTGGGGCGAAAGCCCTGCCCCTGATAAAAAAATAAAGGAGAACAAATGTTTATAACTTCAGGGAACGAAACGGCAACAAACTTCGGACTACTTAAACCTTGGTATGTTTACGACATACCAAATAATTATATTGAAAAATTAAGCCCTGAAAATAAACATTGTTTAGAAATTACGGACGTTCCAAAATTATATAAGAAAAAATATTATTATGGGTGTATGCAAGATAATGATACACTTTGTATAAAACGATTAGGTGGAGCAGGTGATGTTATTTGGACTTTGCCTGTTGCTAAAAAAATGAAAGAATTATATCCTAAATGTAAAATTTTATATTGGATTGCAGATATGCACAATGACCTTTTGAAAAACAATCCGTATATTGACGGCGTTTTAAATAACCCATCAATCGATGACCTTGAAAATGTAACATGGATATTAGATTATTATGAAAGTATAGAACGGTATAACCCTGCGGAGTATGAGGAAGCATATGACACGCATTGGAAATGGGCGTTTAATGAGGATTTTAGGGGTGACGTTTCGGGCAATATTTATTTGACGGACAAAGAAAAAGAGGACAGCAAGGCAATATTTGGAACTGATTATATCGTGGTTTCAATGTCATCATCTAACCCGAAAAGGACATATTTTCAGTTGCCTGTTATAATTGAAAAACTGGCAAAAACCCATAAGGTTATAGTAACAGGACAAGGAAACTTTTTTATTCCTGAAATCATGGGAGTAAAAAACTTAATAAATAAATTAAATATGCGTGAACTTTTTGCCGTGATTGCTAATTGCAAATTGCTTGTGGCAAGTGATAGTGGTAATGTACATTTTGCCTGTCAGTTTAATAAGCCGGTAGTGGGACTTTATAGTACGGCGCATTTAAAGACACGGGGCAAGTATTACAAGACATTAAACGGTATTATGTCATCTCTTTGGTGTTCCGCTTGCGTTAAATTAGGTGAGTATTGCAGTAAAGAGCCTGAATGTTTAAGTTGTATTAGCCCTGATTTAGTAATGTCTAAAATAGAGGGGGCGTTAAATTGCAATATACCACAACAGACTATATAAGCCTTAAATTTGGGGCAAGGTTTAACTTTGGAACTTCGGGGTCATGTATAATGACCGTGGGACAGGGTACAAATTTAATTGACACTGTTTCAAGGTTTATAGACGCTAATTTGTCTGACATTTACGGCACAGTATCGCCGTTATTTGGCACTAATGCCTATGGTACGGGCGCAGTTGATAAAATTATAGAGGATATATGTGCTGATTTGACTTTAGGTATGGCATTTGAAAACACCACGTTGACAATACCCGAAAGACAGGCTACATGGGGGAAAGGTATATATGACAGGGGTTTGGATTGGCTTGAAAAATTGGTGACGGGTGAATGGTCGGTCACGGGCTTTAGTGGGTCTGTGTTGACGGCTAATCCGTCAGTTTCAGGCGGTGAGTGTCAAGTATACGGTGAGAGCAAGTTGTTTGACGGTACAAATTTAAACTATCTAAATAATTTAACCGTGATTGATAATAGCGTTATAGTTTATGGCACTCAAACTTTTAGTCCGCCTGTTTATAGGCGTGGTATTGATTACAATTATTTTGCTTACAATAAAGAATTGCAAGGCACATTGTCAGGGTATATATGTTCTACTGGTTCGGGGTCGATAACCGGTTCATTTCCTGTCAGGATAGATTATCAATATAAGGCATTACCCATATTTGAACTTAATGATTTTTATAAATGGGGCGAAACCTCAAAAGAAAAGAGGGGCTAAATGCCGATAGGTATAAATGTAAAGGTTGACGGTGAGGACAGAGTTTTAAGGCGTATTGATAAAATTAGTAAATTACCGTCAAATTTACAGCCTATATATAAAGAGTGGGCCGGATTGTTAAGGCGTGAATGGAATGATAATTTTAGTAATCAAGGGGCTTATGGTGGAAACTGGTCACCACTTAAATATAAAAAGCCTAAGAAATATGAGGGTAATCCGATAGGCGTTAATAGTGGCGAAATGAAAGCGGCTGTTACAGGCGGGGCTGGGGCGGTAACAGATATAAGCAATACTAAAATGGAAATTGGAGTTGATATGTTAAAAGCCGTCATTTTTCACCGTGGAAAGTATAATCAGGAAAGCAGAAAAATAATAACGCTAAATAACACGACTAAAAATAGATTAATGCAAACTTTAAGACTTTGGATAAATCGGGAGATGAACAGGTGAGCGGAACACTAACAGAAACCGACAGCGTAATATTATATGAAACGCACGAGGGCAAAGGCACAGGAAGTGCCTATGACGGCGGTATGGCAAGATTAGGAGAAGTAACGGCAGAATATACTAATTTTACAAGAGGAACAGATACTAATAATATAGTTGTAAAATTTACAAGTGTTTATAAGGGATTTTTAGCCGGTACGGGAACAAAGGGGTCACAATTAATATCGGGTATATGGGCGTATAAAAACAGTACAGGAACTAGTTTTAATGGTATAACTTTACCTGCTTTTATGACGGCTGGAGTAACTGGTTCATGTGTTTATATGGGATATAGAGGAGATGAATTAAATACGTATATAAATCAATTTGGGTCTTCTACTACATTTAGAACATGGGGGGCTGAGGCGTTTCGGCAACAGTGGTATTATACTTTATCCAGTTGCGGAATAAATAGTGATAGGGATTTTTGCTCGGATATATTTTTAGAAAATGACGCAAGCAAACCTTTTTCAAGTATTGGACATCGTGGGTCTGTCAATCAGGCATTGACAAGCAGTTTTTATGCTGGATTTAAAGAAGAGGCTGGCGGTGGAACAGCGTTATTTGATAACAATTCAATTATGAAAGGCATTTATGGTTATGGCGTTAACGTTGACGGCTTAACCGCTGGCATGGTTGTTACAATAGAGGACAGTACAGGCGTTGTAAAAGGAAGTGGTAGGGCAACGGGTTCAAGCGTAATAGTACCGATTGACAAAATGATAATGCCATTAATAGGCAAGTTTAAAGTTTATGGAACGGACGGGATATTACAATATACAAGTGGAGACGTAAATATATTTTATGGTACTACTTGGACATATTCAGGCGATTATAAAACTTTAGTTCCAACAACTATAGGGACAATAACTTTTGAAAATGGCACGACAGGGAGCACGGGCTGGCTTAAATTTACGCCATCAAATGCGGAAAGTTACGACATTTACAGGGGCGACACCGTTAATTTAGACTTTGCAAAAATTGGAAACACTACAGGTGGTACTTATGAAGACACAGGACTTGAAAACAATCACGCATATCAATATTATGTTATAGGTACGTCAATTGCAGGGTATTCTTTGCCGTCAAAATATGTTTATGGTTTTGTTTATAACACAGATTTTAATTATACAAATAACATACTTGCCGTATTGCAAAATCAAATTAAAGCGAATATAACGGATTTAATGGATGTCAGAATAGGGCAATACAATGCCTTGCCGGAACAGTTGCCTTTGTGTGAAATAATGCCTGATATAGACAATGAGGACGCTGTAACTGTGGGATATTCCGGTCAGTATGATAAAGTATTTAATATTAATATAAGACTTTTTACAAATGGTTCAGGGCAGACAAACGAAACGACAATTTTAGAAGCAACAAATATTGCAGGGAAAGTAAAAGCGTTACTTGAAACGCTAAAGTCTTATCCCCCTTATTGGTACTTGTCGGACGTTATAACAACAGGTTATGGCGAGTGTGTCAAAGACGGACAGGTTTTAAAGTATATTGAAATATCATGGCAATGTAAACGCAGAATAAATAGAAATTAAAAAAATAAAAAGGATGTGAATTATGGCTTTTAGGGCGGTACATGAAAAAAAGATTGCAGTAGGAATGGAAGGAACTTATGGAGTTTTGGGGTCTTACAGGGCGGCGATACCTTGTGAATTTAAGGCAGATTATAAAAGGGATAGTTATATTAAAGAGGGTTTAAATGGGCCACGTTTTGATGTTTCAACTTACAAAAGAGAGGGAAACCTAACCGGCAACATTTCAATGTCGGTAACTTCCGCAGATGTAGGCGATTTGTTAAAAGCATTTTATGGCACGGTTCAGACCACGGGGGCAGGCGGTACGTACACGCACGTATTCACGCCCGTTGGTACAATAGCCGACACTTTCCCGTCAGTTTCTTTACAGTGCGATTATGGACAGGCAACAACTTATGACTATACTGGCGTTAGGGTTGATAAAGTTGCTTTTAGTTGTAATGCCAAAGAGGACATGAAAGTATCTTTTGATTTTATCGGTAAAAATGAAAGTGTGGGAACGGCTATAAATGGCACGTATTCAACACTTAACCCAATAACGTTTAATCAGATGACGCTTTACGTTGACGGTACATTATCGGCGTTAACGCCCCGAAATATATCGTTAGAACTTAATCAGGCATTAGGCGATGGGTACAGAGTAGGAACGGATTATAATTGCCGTAGACCTTTGCCGACAAAAAGAATGGAAGGTGTCGTAAAATTTGATTTGGAATTTGAGAACGTAACACAACGAAATAAATATCTTGGTGGGTCGTATACTGGTATACGGTTGGTCTGGGAAGGAGAAGTGTTTAGCGAAACGCAGAAACAGACCATTGATTTTAGACTTCCTAAAGTTAATTACAATACAGCACCTTTTGAGACTTTTGACGGTCTTTTAGGGCTTACGGTTTCAGGCATGGTATTGGACGGCACAAATTCCACAGGTACAGGCGGTTGTATGATTACTCTTAAAAATGGCGTAACAGTATATTAAAAAAATTTGGAGGGTTTATGAAAATCAAGTATGGTTTCAAAAGTTTTGAAGTCAAGATTGAAGATGCAATTTTTAAAGTTAAAGAAATGGACAAGTCAGAACTAAGCCTTAAACATACCGCAATGGTAGACGGTCAATTTAAATTTAGGATTGTGGACGCGATTAAGGATTTTTTTAATCAGTCAGTATACGGCTGGGAAGGACTTACAAACAGCAAAACAGGCATGAAGATAGAATATTCAGACGAAGCAAAAGAGAACATACCTTTTGACATTAAAACAATAGTATTTAACAAGACGGCGGAAATGTCCGCTTTATCAGAGGACGAAAAAAAAAGTTAATCGATACGGTTGAAAAGATAGTTTATCAACGTAAAAATGTTAGTTATGATGCATGGGCTTTAGAAGAGTGGGAAAGTTACATTTTATGCGAGGAATTTAATTGCTTGCCTTTCGCGGGCGGACTTGTAGAACAGCCGGCCCGAAAGGTTGAAATTATGAAAATAATAAGAAATATTGTAAATGAATGTAAGGCAAGAAAACAAGAAATGCAAGAAATGGAACTTAGAGGAAAGGAGATGATATACGGGAACGGAAAAGGAAACAATAATATTCGAGGGCGTTGACAAGGTAACCCCCGTTGCTAAAGGAATTAAGGGGTCAATAGACGGATTAGCCGTTGCCGGGAAAGCATTTGCCGCTTTATTTGTAAGTGGTGAGGTAGCAAAGGCTTTAAAATTTATGGTTTCTGAAGCGTGGGAAAGTGAAAAATCAATTAAAGGTATGGAAAACGCATTAAAAAACGCTGGTGTTTCCGTTGACACTTATAGCGGTAAAATGCAGAAACTGGCAGGGGTATTACAAAACACAACGGCATTTACGGATGAAGAACTAATGACATCAATGACAAATTTGTTATATGTAACGCAGGACGTGGGGGCGGCAATGCAGGGGGCCGGAGTTGCCGCAGACATGGCAAGGGCTTTAAACATGGACTTAAACACGGCAACAATGCTTTTAGGAAAGGCTTTTGAGGGCAATGTAACGGCATTAAATAGGTACGGAATTAAATTAAAAGATGGCGTTACTGGCATGGAAGCTCTTGAAGCGGTTCAAAAACGATTTACGGGTGCGGCTAAAGAATTTACAGCAACAGGGGCCGGAGAATGGGAAACATTTTTAAATAATTTAGGAGATAAAGCAGAGGAAGCAGGAAAAAAATTTAGTACATGGTTAACCCCTGCTTTACATGAAATAAATGAAGCAATGAACCCCTCTTTAAAAGGACTTGAAGATAAGTTTAAAATTCAAAGTGCCGTTATAGAAAAATATCGTAAAGAATTAGAAACAACTGAAGGGCAATATAGTAGGACATTATTGGGCAATCGTATAAAACAAGAGGAAGCCATTTTAGGAATAATAAAAAGTAAAATTGATGTTATAAAACAATCAGAAAAAGATACGCAAGACGCTTTAAATAAAACAAATAATACCTTGCAGGAAACGCAGACAGAACAGGAAAAAGTAATAACTTTATTTGACTTAATACGTATGTCGGCCACACGGGCAGGGGAAGCGAATGAACAGGCAATGACAAATGCAAGTAATGCAGTTAACACGGCATTGCCGTATTTTCAAATGTTAGGAACGGCAATAGGTGAAACAGCGGCAGGGGCAACGGATGCGTGGCGTAATTTTGCCGTTAGCGCATTGACGGCTGTTTTGGACATGGTAGAAAAATCGATAGTTGCTTTTGGAATTAAAGCAATGGCTGAACAGAATTGGGGCGGCGTTGCTTTAGCGGCTGGCGGTGTAGTTGCGGTTGAAAGTTTAAAGGCCGGGGCAAATTATACGGCAACTTCAGGCGAAACAACGTCAACTACAAGCACGGGGTCAACGTCTTATTCAGGGGCGTCAACGGCAGGGGCAACGACACAAGCCGTATCAGGTGCGGCAACAGCAACAAATTTAAGCATAAATTTATATAATCCCGTGTTTATGAGCAGGGAAAGTCAACTTGCAACAATAAACGACATGCTTACATTAGCGGCAAATAATGGATGGAACATAACAAAAACCGCAACAGTACAAATGGCTTAGGAGATGACAAATTGCGAATGATGCTTGCAAATTTAGCGGAAAGTAACGCATTAGAAACGCCGACACCAATATTATTACAATATGGTACGACAAATAGCGGCGGTACACAGACGTTTTTTATTTCTTTTGTGCCACAGGTGGATATTGAAAGCAATTCAGGGACATATCAGGGATTAGGTACTATAATACCTTTTAGCATAGGCACATGGGGCGGCACTAATGGCACCTGGGGAACATTAGGCACATGGGCGCAAAATAATGAAATGGTGTTTAGTTTCAATTATAATACTAATGCAAGCAGGTATTTAATATTTTGCGGTACGGCTAATGGAACTAATGGCACATATATGTATAATGAAACTAATGGATATATTGATTATGGTATGGGTTCTGTTATAAACGGAACATATACAATTGGAATATATTCAGACGCAATACATACATTTTCAAGCATATTAAATACTACACTGGGAACTACTTTCACGGCATATACAAACGCTGAAATTTTGCCCCCTGCCTCTGTTTATTCAGTTAAATATATAAATAATATAATAACAAATGAATTTGCAAATAAGGACATATTAATTTATGACAAGATGACAAAACCTGTTATAACTTTGTCTTATAGTCAAATAACAGACGGCGAAAGGACAGATTTAGAAACTTGCTATAACTGGCGTGCGCCTATGAGGTTTTTTCCTAACATCGACAGTAACCCTGCTAATTATTACGATATTTATTGGGCTAATGATTTTGAATTTACATTCACAACACCGACATATACAGAGGGCGGATATAATGGAAATGTCCAGTTAAATTCAATTTATGGAAATTTGAATTCAAAGAAGGTGTATTAATGCAATATACAAGTGCTTTTTATAAAAGCGAAAGTATGAAACAATATGCAATGCCTGTATTTAATATAAGGCTGTATGATGATTATTTTAATTATTCAGGCAAAGATTTTGGGTCATTTAAGTATAATGGCATGGGGTCAAATTTATATTATGGTACAACAAGTGATATAAATTATTACAACACAAAAACGGAAAAGTTAACTGCTGAAATAGGAACGTCAACGGGTTATGCTGGATATATAGGCGGTGCAAATAATGCAAACAATAGCGGTTCGACTTTATGGTTTGCACGGCAGACAAACGGTTATTATGAAACACCTATTTTAACGCCTTATTATACCGCTACATGGGATAAAGTGCATACTTACGATATGTTAAATGCCGATATATTCGGAAGCCGTGTTATATTTTTAAGACGTTTTGAGGAATATAGAAACGTGGGTTCAAGTTGCTATTTTAGTTCATCGAGCAATACAAAGGGAACAATAACGACAGACGGGATTGACTGTAATTCGTGGAACGTGTCCGCTACTGGAATTGGTAATAATTCCGTTTATGTACGTGATACTTCAATCTTTGGAACTACTTTTGCCGCTTTTGGTGAGGTTTCAATTTCATTTAGACTTAATGGCACATTGGGAACTGGCGACACATTTTATCCATATTACACTTCCGTTGCAGGGGTAACACAGGACGTTTATATTGCAGGTTCATTATGTAAATTTTATAGAGGCGGAGTTGAAACTGTAATCGGTACGGTTCAGACTGGATCTAAATATTGGGTAACAACTACATGGTATGGGTCAAGTAATTTGACTTTTTATAATTGCTGGTTCAATGAAAAAAGTACGGCCGGAACAATTGTAGGTTTACCCCCGATAGGTACAATGGATTATTTTAGTTTTGCGGTTTTAAGTAAAGCCGATAGCGGTTCGTTTTCCGCAGACGTTGATAATTTGATTATCCACGGCACAAATAATCATCAGCCGACATGGACGGGAAACTACTCTTATAAAAATTTCGCCCCGTTATATTATATTAGAACTTCAAATGACGGTACAAATTTTGGCGATTATTATTGTTTTAGCGGTTCAAACGGCTCTTATGATGCCTCAGATAAAACATACCCGTATATTTTAAATAATATAAGCGGTAAATTTGCACAGTTTAAAGTTTACTTTCCCGGCCGATTTTCAGACGTTGCAAACGGTACGGCGTGGATAGGTTCTTTAATGCCACATTGTTATAAAAAGGTTGAAATGGACGAAATAAACGACATTTCGAACATTGACCATAAAATACAAAATGACAGCAAAATGGGATTAATTGAAAGCAGCGATTTCACATTTAATCTTTGTAATTACACGGGTTCATATATTGGAGTACAGGAAAGCAATATTTTTAATAATCCTTTATTTTATAACCGTCCGTTGTTTACAAATGCGCCTGTCAGGGTTGACGCTGGGTTTTGTGGGTCAACAGGCACGGAACTTGCCCCGTGTTTTTATGGATATATAACATCAACGTCACTTTCAGAAAATGATATTTCTATCGCTGTTACTGTTACTGAGCCGTGGGGAATTTACGGAGATTTACAGGCAGGTACATTGACAGGAACACATTCAATCGGTTCTATACTCCAGCATTTTTGTGATTTTAACGGAATACCACGTTACAGGCAATATATAGAAGACGTAAAAACAAATTATAGAAATGTGGCTTTAATTAATTCTAAGCCGTCAGGATATAATACTTCAAATGGTGGTTATGGCGATCAATGGGATTATATGTCTTTTCCGTTAGACTTAAAAAATCCAAATTATCAAATGTCAAGCATAGGGCAAACAAATGACGGATTGCACGCCGTTGTTTCACGCCGTAATACAGGTTGGAGAAAATTCACATCTGCCAGTTGGTATCAGGACACATTAAAAGTTGACGATTATAATTATATGCAATCTTTAGGAATTGGAATTGCTTCAGACGGTAACGGGTTTGAATATTTAACGGTAAATACGACAAGCACGCCGCCTGTAAATGATTTTTATATGTGGAAATCAGTCAACGGCAATATAACTAATAAAGGGGCTTATTCGATAGGTGCAGGAATTACACCGATTGCGGGCCATTATGTAAGGGCGGTTATAGGTGATAACATACGATACAACGGAAATAATACGGCTTTATTTCATATTTTGACACATTATAACGGAACATCTTATATGTTATCTTATATTGCGAACACAGATAGTATAAATATGACATATCAAGGGTCATGGTCTTTAGGTTCTGCTAACATGTTGGGCGGTTGTTATATAAAACAACCAATTGCAAATTCGAGAGGTACTACGGCATGGTATACCATGTTTTCCGGTTTTGTAGGTACAACTCCATATATATTTAGATATGGGGGCGGTACAGGGGTTACTGATTGCGCATATATAGACAAGATCCAAGTGCCGTATGCTTATAGGAACTTATATTATAATATTTCAAATAACATTTTGTATTTATATGGCAATGGCGGCATGACTTATAATGATTATACAAATAATGTGTCTATTTTAGACAGACAACAATTCGCAGAAAACGCCCCTAAAATTGGATTAACTGGGATGTCAACACAACATCAGCATTTTTCCGCCGGGACAGTTTATATAAATGGTGTACCTTACAACAACGCAGGAACAACAATATATCAGGACGGCACGCTTGGCAAGGTTCAATTTGATAAACTATATGGACTAAATGATAACTTTACTATATCTTACACGGTTGATTATTTTCAGGCTTTAGCCCCCGGCACAAATGACACATTTAAAACAGCGACACAAAATTTGTGCAATCTTGCTTTAGGGGTTGCTTATTTTGATAATAAAGGAAACTTTGTTTTTAAAAGAAAATATAGTTATACAAAAGAATTTGCTTTGTCAACAAATGGAACACGTATTTATGGAACGGCAGGGTTTCAGGAAAACACTATTGACGGACGTATATATAACGACATAAACAAAATTAAAAACGAAATTTCAATTAAAGGGTCAGGAACTTGTAACGGCAGATATATAGATTTATTATCTCAGTCTTATTACGGAACAAGAAAACTTGAAGAATATACAAATAATTATATAACTACACAGGCAGATACGGATATTTACGGAACAGTATTGCTTGATTACTTAAAATATCCTAAATATTACGTAGAACAAACAATACCCTTTCATCCCGAAATTGAAGTTATGGACGGGTTCGATATAACAGATACATATTCGGGCCAAACAACTCTTACAGATGCTCGCATAAAGTCTACTTCCTTAGACCTGAAAAACTTTACTTTAAAAATCACTGGAGAAACCAAATCTTAAAGGGGGCAATATAAATGGATAAAGATATTAAAGAACAGATAGATAAAATTAACGGGAAAGAGCCATCACTTTTTGAGGTTGATAAAAAAATTGATATAGTTGTTATTTTAATGCAACAGTTAAAGGAAGATTTAAAATCTTTAAAAGAGGAATTGAGATTTTTAAAATGCGAAACAGAACAAAACAAGGACAAAATAAACAAGGTTTATACTGTGGCCGGGGTTATATCCGTTGTAATAACTACAATCGGTGGGGCTATCGGCTGGGTATTGGGAAAATGAAATTATTGCTTGTCCGTGAAGTATATACAAACGAAACTACAACAGGAAGATTAATGATAAATTTAAATGGATTTTGGTATTATGAATGTGTTACACTTGAAGACATGGTACGAGATGTGAAAATATACGGGCGGACGGCGATACCAGCGGGGAAATACGAAGTAATAATAAATCACAGCAAGCGATTTAACCGTGATATGCCGTTGCTTTTAAACGTGCCTGATTTTACGGGGGTGAGAATACACGCAGGGAATACCGATAGAGATACAGAGGGGTGCATTTTAGTCGGAATGTCGCAAGGTAAAGATATTATTTACGACAGCAGAAAAGCATTTGACAACCTGTTTAGTAAAATGCAAAAGGAGAAAGAAATTACAATCGAAATTGTAGAAACAAAATAAAAGGAGGAAAAATGGAAAATCAAATTTCAATTTTAATGGAAGCGGAACACCTTGTAAACGGGGATAGGCAAGCCGATTATGGAAGTCCTGAAAAACACTTTTTAGACGTTTCAAAAATCGCAACCGTTATTTGTGGTAAAGAATTAACACCTACCGATTGTGTCAAAGTTTTAATTGCCGTTAAACTTGCAAGAGAAGGAAACAAAAGCAAAAGGGATAATCGGGTTGACGCTTGTGGTTATTTGGAACTGCTTAACCGTGTTAGTTCAGAAAAATAAAACAGGAGGTGGTAGAAAATGAACAAGTTTAGAAAGATGTCAGACGATGAAGTAAATGCTTTTGGGGCGGCATTACAGCCCGGGGATTGGTTTTTTGTGGAAGGGACTAATTTTGTTGACACGCTTGTACAATGGGGAACGGGAGACGATGACAAGGGCGAGGTTGTAAAAGCGTCAGTTTGCCATGTTGGAAATTATATTGGTGACGGCGTGGGTAAAACTTTTGAAGCAGACGGCGAAAAGTTGGCGTATCATCTTTTTGAAGATTACCGACAACGTTTAAAAAATGGCGAAAATAGGCTGATATGTTTCAGGCCTAAAAATTTGACGGTTGATGAACTTGAGATTTTTAAATCAGGCGTTAAATCGTACGTGGGCAAAAATTATAATAGGTGGGAATTATTTTGGTTTGGCGTTGGTTCGGCGATAACAAAATTTACCCCTTTTGGTTTTGTTGCCGGACTGGTCCGCAACCCTGCGTATAAAAAAGATAGCGTTGTTTGCTCTCAGCTGTCAGCTCTGGTCTGGCAGGGCGTGGATAGAATTTATAAAAAACTAACAAAGGATGAACCGATTGAAAATATGACACCGGAAAAATTGTACGACAGAATTTTAAGAGTATCTGATTTTATTTTTGACACAGCCGCAAAATAAAAAATAACTAAAATAAAAGCGCCCTAAGCCGTAATTTAAGGCAGGGCGCTTTTGTTGTTTATTCCGTTCTATTTTATGCCTTATTTTATTGAGTTTTACGGCCTAAAAATAATAATGCCTTAAAATGGCATTTAAAGCGCAAATAGGGCCATTTGGTCCTTGACCTACACGTGTCTACCCCCTAAAATTTTATAGGCCTTAAAACCAATTGTAACAAGAAATAAGGCCATTATAGAGCCGTTTTATTCGTTTGAGACCCCGTTTTATAAACCACCTTATTTTATTGGATTTTATTTATTTGCCGTGTCCGACTTTTGAGTATATTAATAATATATTTAAAATAGTTTAAAAATATACTTGACATTTTTTTATAATTTGCTATACTTAGTGTGAGGAAGAAAGAAACAAAATTGGAAGGCCTAGAAAGGGCGGAGGAGAAAAAATGAAAAAGACAATCGAAGTAAGGGAATGGAACAGCTACGGGAAAAAGATAGGCACGGTAAAAGCAACAGCTTACACGGAAACCGACAATGCACAGCCGACAAGCAGATTGTTGGACGGGAGCCGCGATTATGGGTATAAAGCAGAATACGTCGGAAACGGTATAATTAAGATGGGCAAAAAAACAATAAAAGTAAAAGCAATATACCTTTTTACCTCAGAGGAGATGGACGGCGTCGAGGACGAAGGGAATCTGCCGTGGGAGTTTGCGCTGAAAAGATTTGAAACTACCGAATAAAATATTGCGCCGAGCCGGGGCGGCAACCCCGGCAAAACAAAAACGAAAGGCCGAAAAGGCGGAGGAGAAAAAATGAACAAATATCAACTTGAAAGGATGCTTAAAACCAAGTGGGGAGAAAATGATGAGGGAGCAATAATCGAAACGGCCATAAAGATTGCGCTGGAAAATCCGGACAAAGTGGGCGCGTATACCAGGATTAATGATCATATCAGTTATTTGTTAAAAAATGTCTATCGATATAAAAATATCCAAAATTAAAAAATAGCGGACAGTAAAAGGTATACTTTAATTGTGAAGGAAGAGAGAAACAAACTCGGAAGGGCGAAAAGCCGGAGGAGAAAAAATGAAACTAACAAAAGAAGATTTAGTCAGCTGGAATGCTTGCAGCAAAGTCAGGGAGTGGTACGACAAAAAGGAAAAGAACACCGTAGAAGAAACGGTAAAAGCATTAATGGACGAAGACAATTACGACCATGCGAACTGGTTGATATCCAGAGCTTTGCAACTTGACGACAAGCGCAGATACGCAATTTTTGCGGCAAAGTTGGTGTTGCCTATTTTTGAGACAAAATATCCGGAAGATAAAAGGCCAAGAAAGGCAATTGCGGCAGCAGAAAAATATCTGGAAAGTCCAACAGAAAAAAACGCCGCCGCAGTCGCCTCAGACGCCGCAGACGCCGCAGACGCCGCAGTCGCCTCAGACGCCGCATACGCCGCATACGCCGCATACGCCGCAAGAGACGCCGTAAGAGACGCCGCATACGCCGCATACGCCGCATACGCCGCCGCAGACGCCGTAGACGCAAAAGAAACAAAAGAAAAGATAGTAAATTTTGGGGTAGATCTTTTAAATAAAGCAAAATAACTAAAAAAATAAAAATTAAATAAAAAAAGGAGAAAAAAAATGAAAGGATATAAAGGATTTAATAAAAATATGACTTGCAACGGGTACCAATATGAAGTTGGAAAAACTTACGAACACGAAGGGACAGTTAAGCTTTGCAGTAGCGGTTTCCATTTTTGCGAACACCCGCTTGACGTTTTTGGCCATTATGCCCCGTCAGAAAGTGTTTATGCGGAAATCGAG